AAGTGCAGAATCTATTCGCGATTTATTCAAGGCGACCAGCGCGAATTCCGTGTGCCGTGTCCGCATTGTGGCGAATTGCACGCGCTCCAATGGGATAACTTGATTTGGGACAAGGACAAAGACGGAAACCATTTGCCTCAAACTGCTAGAATGAAATGCCCGAACTGCGGCGAGGAATTTTCGGAATTCTACAAAGACGAAATTTTGAAGCTGGGGCAGTGGGTCCCGACGAACCCGAACGGGATTTATCCATCTTACAAAATCAATGCGCTATATTCTCCGCTCGGTTGGTTCTCCTGGAAAGATGCCGTGCTGGAATTCCTTGCGGCCGTGAAAAGCGGTTCCCGCGCAAAGATGCGTGCGTTTGTAAATAACGTATTGGGCGAAATCTTTGTCGAGCAGACGGAAGAAAGCATCGACCATTCCGGACTGATGATCCGGAAAGAAGATTATGGCGCGGAAGTTCCGGACGATGTTATCGTCTTGACGGCTGCCGTCGATACCCAGGATAACCGACTCGAAGTCGAAATCCGAGGATGGGGCCGCAATTTTGAAAACTGGGGCATCTTGAAAAAGGTGCTTATCGGTGATCCGCGAAAGAATATGGCTGTGTGGGAAGACTTAGACCGCATTTTGCTTGCGCCGTACTCAAAAGCGAACGGCGAAAAGTTGTATGTGGCATGCGCTTTGCAAGACGCCATGGGCCATTGCACCGATGAAGTCTACAGGTTTACCGGTCCGCGTGCGTCGCGCCGTGTATTTGCTTGCAAGGGCCGTGGAAAAACGGGCGTGCCGATGACAAGTGCGCCGAAGAAAACGGATGTGGGCCAGCGCTATAATGCGTATCTGGTGACTGTTGGCGTCGATACGATTAAAGACCAGGTGTTTAGCTGGATGAAAGTCGAACAGCCCGGAGCGGTTGGATATATGCACTTTCCGGATTTACCCGAATACGATACGGAACACTTTTTGCAGCTCACGGGCGAAAAACTTGTGTCGCGCATGGTGAACGGTAACTTAGTTTATTCTTACAAGAAGACGCGAGAAAGAAACGAAGCGCTCGACCTCTTTGTTTACAACCGTGCAGCGCTCAATCTTTTGCACCTTGACTTAAACAAGATGGCGGACGTACGCCAAAATGTCACCTGGAACCCAAACCGAAACATGGTCCAGCGTTCCGGAAATGCTTCGCAACCAAATTCACAAATTCGCATGCTGTCGCGAGGGGTGACCGTATGAATTATTTTTGCACCGCCAAAGATTTTGGCAAGACTTTAGAAAAGACTGTTAGCGACATTCAAAAAGGATGCCGCTTGGCTGCTTACAAAACGCTGGAAGCTGTTGCTGAACGCTCCAGGCGTGCCGTCATTGCGAACTATTTTAAGAAATTCCCGGATGAAAACGGAATCAAGAAAAATAAGGGCGTGCCGCAACAGGTCACAAAGTCTAAAGTTGACAAAGAAAAACTCGAAATTAGCCTTTTCACGAAAGACAACATTTCGTTTATGACAGATCAGGAATATGGCGCTGTCAGGACTCCGAAAGCTGGAAAAAATATCGCCGTGCCGTTCTTGGGCCTTAAACAAGAAGGCCGAAACAGTAAAGGCGGGATGAAGTCTTCTTTCTCCATCAAGACGGTTATGAACAAAGTTTTAAAAAATAAGAGTGGCGAAGGTACGGGCCGGAAAAAATTCCATTTTGCAAAGACAAAACGCGGAAGAACGATGATTGTTCAGGAGCAAAAGGGAACCGACGACGCAAAAGAAATGTATCATTTAGTCCCAAAGACGAAAATTAAGCCGCGCTGGGATTTCGAAAAGACAGTAAAAGCGATAAGTTCAAAGTACATCGAGCCGACTTTTGAAAAGGAATTGCAAAAAGTAGTTGACAAATTTTGACTATTTTCGTAAATTTACGGTGTAGTTTGGCGAAACACTACTCATTCCCTCCAAAAATTACTTCCATAATTGGCAGCCGGTCTCTGAAAATGGGACCGGCTTTTGCTTTAAATGTCAAAAAATGACAAAAATATTACACTGAATTGTTGAAAATTGATTATATTTAGTTTATAAATTGACAATTTTTGACACGAAATGGCAAATCAAGACTTGGTCGGTATTTCTTCGGCGGAATGTAAACAGATGCTCAACGAGCATCTTCAAGCGCTTTCTGTCGTTCTGAACTCTAACCAGTCTTACACCATTGGCGGCCGTTCGCTGACGCGTGCGAACCTGAAAGAAATTCAAGCTGGCATCGAGTACTGGCACACAATGTATTTGAACGCTTTGCAAACGGAAACGATTGGCCGTCGCGGAACGGTCTCAAGGGCGGTGATTCCACATGGCTAACGATTCTCAGCGAATAATTAACCGTTTTGGCGGGAATGCCTGGAAGGGCGCTTCGTGGAATGCAAATTCCATGCGCGCTTTTATTGCTCCGCTGGGGTCCGCTGACTACGATCTGACTTGTGACCGCGAAACTTTGCTTTTACGCTCCCGCGCTCTTTTCCAGAATCACGCCTTTTCGCGTGCCGTCATTAGTTCGATGACAACGAATGTTGTCGGAACTGGAATTAAGGTGCGACCGCAGCTTAAACAGCTTGACACGCTCGGAATTTCGCATGACGAAGCCGTCGCGTGGTGCCGAAAGACGCAAGACCTTTACGAAATCTGGTCTAACTCTAAAAAGTGCGATGTCGAACGAAAGAACGATATGTTCGGCTTGCAGGATTTGGCGCTGAAAACGCAGCTCGTCGATGGAGACTGCTTCGCGCTTGCTAAATACGATAAAAAGATTGAGCCGTTTGGACTTTGCCTGAAATTGCTTGAAGCGGACCGGTGCATGAATCCGCTTGGCATGATTGACACGGACAGATTAACGCAGGGCGTCGAAGTGAATGACTTTGGAACGCCCGTAAACTACTTCTTCACTAAACGCCCGCCCTGGTCTATTGATAACTACTCCGATATGCTCGAAACGGTAAGAGTGTCCGCTTTCGATCGCTACGGAGAAGCTAATGTGCTTCATATTTTCTCCCCTGACCGCACGGACCAGCGGCGCGGCGTTTCGATTTTGGCACCCATCATCGTTTTGATGAAGCAGCAAGAAAGATTCCTGGAATCTGAATTGATGGCGGCTGTCGTTACCTCGATGCTTACGGCATTTATCGAAAGTAACGACGAAAAGCTTGACGATCCGATGATGGGCAATGTTCCGAATTACGAACAAGTTGCAACGGAACAGGAGAAAGAATCTCCGACGGGTCCGCTTGAATTGCAAGCTGGCGCAATTTACGAACTCAAGAAGGGGCAAAAGGTTTCTTCGATTAATCCGACCCGCCCGAATAGCGCTTATCAGGGCTTTGTAGAGGCTATTTTCAGCGAGGCCGCGTCTTCGCTTGGCTTGTCTTACGAAGTGGTTTTGCGCAAATTCAACAGCTCTTATAACGCCGTCCGTGGAGCTATTCTCGAAAGTAAAAAGACTTTCGACCGCGCACGCCGTAACCTGATTTCTGATTTTTGCCGTCCGGTTTATGAAAAGTGGCTCGCCCAGGCGATTTTGACTGGCGTCATCGACGCTCCGGGCTATTTCGAAAATCCAGTGAAACGCGCTCTGTGGAATGGCTGCCGCTGGATTGCCGATTCTGCTTTCTTGCTCGACCCGCTCAAGGAAACTCAGGCTTACAAGATGCAGATTGACGAACAGCTCACCACGCGAGACGCTGTTTGCGCGGCTGTTAACGGTGGCGAATATGATGTTGTTCTTGATGGACTTGCAGAAGAAAAGAAGAGCCGCGACGAAAAGAAACTTGGCGAACCTGGACTTGTCAACAAGAGCGAAACTTTCAGCGTATCGACGGATGACGTGAACGAAAGCGCTCTGGGGTAATTTATGGCTAATAATAAAAAATTTATTGACTTGACGACACGATTTGCGATGGCCCAAGATGCCGTCGAACGCCTTGCGTCGTCTTCTATCCATTATTCGATGGATGCTGACGGCCATTATACGGCACGAAATGAAGATGGCGAACTCGATTATCGCAATAACGTTACTTTGCACGAAGACGGAATTGCGGTGATTCACATCGATGGCCCGCTTGGTTACCGTGCCATTCCGCAGGGATGGTGGGGCTTGCAGGGCGACTATTACGACGGTATCCAGGCCGCTTTCGACGACTGCATGAATAACGATCAGGTTCTTGGCATTGTCCTCGACATTAACTCGCCGGGCGGCGTCGTTAACGGTTGCAGCGACCTTGCCGAAAAGATTTTCAAGGCCCGTGGTCGCAAGATTTACGGCATTGTCGCCCGTACCGGCGGCCAAATGCAAAGTGGCGCTTACTGGCTCGCTTCCGCTTGCGAAAAGATTTACGCCAGCGAATCAGGCATTATCGGTTCAATCGGAACTTTGGCCCAGTTTAGCCGTGGTGTCGAAAAAGAAGTTGTCACGATTGTTTCGAATTATTCTCCGGATAAGTACCCGAATCCGGAAACGAAGGATGGCGCGGAAGTCATTCGCGCTGAACTTGACGCAATTGCAAAAGTGTTTATTGATACTGTTGCCCGAAATCGAGGATATACCTCTGAATATGTTATCCAAAACTTTGGACGCGGTGGAAACTTTGTCGGGAAAAAAGCTGTTGACGCGGGCCTTATCGACGGCGTAATGACGTTCGAAGATATGTGCGCGGAAATGAAGCGAATTCCCGGCATTAACAACATCAACAACAACGAGGTAGTCATGCAGAATACTGCTCCGACCGCAGCGAAAGCCGCCGCTGCTCAACCCAATGCGGCACCGACGCTCTCCGAAGCTGAAATCAAGGCTTTGGGCGTTCAGGAATACAAGGCACGCGCAACGGCCGTTCGCGGTATCTTTGCGGGCCTCCCGATTGACGAATCCAATGTCCAGGAAATGATCGATGGCGACAAGTCTCTTTCGGACTTGACGACCGAAGCTCTCGCAATGGCTAAGGAACAAGTCAAGGCATCTGCGAATGCCTCCGCCCAGGCTGCTGCAAATACGAAACCCGCTGACGTTACGGCCGGTATGACTCCGGAACAAGTCGCCGCCGTTAAGGATGGACTTGCAGCCCAGGCGTCCGCGCAGAATAGCATCGTCGGTGGCGCTTCTTCTCCGGAAGCTTCGGACTATAAAGCTTTGCGTGATCTTTGCGCGAGCGTTGCAGACAGATTTTACAAGAGAGGTTAAACAATGACTGAATATCCTAATCTCATTGCGGGCGCGTTCCCGATTCAAAAGGACACCGTCACTATTGGCGGTAATCAGACTTTGAAGGCTGGCTGCGTGCTTGGCTTCAAGAGCGTAACCGATGGCGCTAAAGGTAAGTACCGCTTTGCGTTGTCCAGCATTACTGCCGCCGCTGGCACTGTTTCCGTCACCATTGGCGAAGACACTTTCAGCATCGACACGACTGCAGAAGGCGCAAATCACACCATCGACGAAATTCTTGACAGCCTCGCTGCTGCCGTGAACGCAAGTTCCCTAGTCGCTTTCGAAGCGACTGCCGACAAGTCTAACGATTACTTTATCCTCGAAGCAAAGGCCGTTGGAACTTGGGCTGGCGATGTGACTATTTCCATGGCCAAGACCGGCGATCTCGTCTTGACGATTGGTTCCAAGACTCAGGTCACCGCGCCGGCTGACGCTTCGACAGGCGAATTCTACGCCGCTGACCACACGGCCGTTGACGGTACGCAGACCGCCCGCGCTGTCTTGCTTGAAGACATTACCGTTGCAAACGGTTCTCTCGGAAAGGCTGCCGTCGCTTACACAGGCTGCTTTAACAAGTCTAAGCTGACCTTTGGCGGCTCCGATACGCTCGAAGATCAGTACACCAACATGCTCGACCACTGCATCTTTGCCGTGGACGTGGTTGAAAAATAAGGAGAGCTGAATTTATGGCTTTGATTAATACTTCCAATCCAGTAGAATTGAGCCGTGCGCTCATTCTCTCTTATCGTCCGCAGACGTTCTTCCGTCGAATGTGCTCGACGATTACTCATGCGACGAAGTCTTTCATCATCGACGTCGAAAAGAAAACGCGCTATCTTTCTCCGTACATTCGCGACGCGGAAGATGGCGAAACTGTTGCTCGTGATGGCTACGATACCTACACTTACACGCCTCCGAAGACTGGTACGAAGCGTGCTATAACTCAAGCAGATTTGGAAATTCGTCGCCCAGGTCAAGCTGTTGTTGTCATCAGCGCAGACAATGCAAGCGAAGAAAGCCGAATCAATGGCCTTGTCGTTGAAGACCTTCTCGACATGCAGGCTTATAACGAACGCCGCGAAGAACAGCAGATCGCCGAAATCCTTTCCACTGGTAAGGTGGTTACTGGTATTGGCGCCGACATTAAGGCTCCGATTCCTGATTCTCACATTTTCACTTCTGCTGCAAATGACAAGTTCGACGCTCAGAATAGCGACCCGATTAAGTGGCTTCGTACTCAGTCTCGCAAGAAGATTTCTCTTTCTGGCGGTTCCAGCGCCCGTCGCTGCATTTTTGGCGGTGACGCTTTCGATGCTTTCTGCGATAACGCAAAGGTGAAAGAATACCTTGACAATCGTCGAATGATCCTTGGCGATATTGAACCGACCAAAGACCAGGAATTTGAAGGCGTGACCTATCAGGGCCGCGTTTGCGGAATTGACCTTTACACTTACGATGAATACTATTTCAATGACAAGGAAAAGACCGACAAGCCGATGATGCCGGAAGACCGCATTATCCTTATTGGCGGTAACCCGCGCTTTGAAATGCACTACGGCGCTGTATTCGATGGCGCTAATGGCACGATTAACCAGGTACAGACTTACGCCTGGGAATGGATCGAACGCGGCAAGACCCGCTGGCGTGAAGTCGAATCCCATCCGCTCTTTGTTCCGGTCAACGGCGGCTCCGTTGTTTCCGCAAAGGTGCTTTAATTTGTGTTGATTTAAGGTCATCGATGGGCATTTTTAAACAACAGATGATGAACGACTTGCAGAATACGTTCCTGAATACCGAAGATTTCGGCATTCAGGTTACGCTTGTCCGCGATGGCGTGAGTTATCCGATGAAAGCGCTTTACGATGAACCTTCGCTCGATGGCGCTGCCATTGGCGCTGAGGTAACGGCGATTTCTCATCGCCCGCGTCTCATTGTGAGTTCCGCTGATTTGCCGGAAGGATTCCCGAAGAAAGGCGACAAGTTTATCTTGTCTGCAAGTCCTTTGAATCCATCCGGTGAATTTGTTGCGCGTGATTTTATTTTTGAAAAAGACGGGACCGTTACATACGATATGCAGGTGGCTAAATGAATATGGCGACAAGTATCATGACGCTCCGGAATATCCGCATGGCGGTCTGCAATAAGCTAAAGACGGCGAATCTGCCGTTTATTGGCGAAGATGTTTTCTGTAACCGAGCCGAAAAGGCGTGGCCGCAAGAAAAGGCGTTCTTGTCCGTATATGTTCAGCAGAGTTCTTTCGATACGCAAGAGACTAGCCCGGAAATTTACAGGGTCGAAACGGATGTCGTTATCGATGTTGTTATCCAGGGCGCTCAAGAACTTGATGGAGAAACTTTGGAAATTGACGACTTGTTCGATGTAATTTCGAGCAATGTCGTTGACTTGCTGACAAGCTATCCACGCCCGAAATGGTTTGTTGAAAACCAGCTTGCATCTTCGGAATTTACGCTAAGGTCTTTT